AAGAATCTGATCACCGATGCCCTGCTCCGTCCACACAATCGGACGCTTCAAGCCAAGGCCACGCTCCCACTGCGGGTGGATCGTTGAGATACGTGGAGAGTTGAAAGTCTTGCTACCCCATCGTCGCTCATAACCTTCCCACCCCGCTTTGAAGTCGCCCATCTGCAAAGCAAGCAAACCCAGAGTCCACCCCGTATCGTCGTTGGTCGGGTCGAGACGATGTGCTAACTCAAAATACTTTCTCGCCGGTTGCCAACGGTGCATCTCCCAGTGACAACGCCCGGTTTGCAAAGCAGATGCGACAAGAGCAGGGTGAATCTGGTTGATGTTCTCAAGGATGCCGATAGCCTCGTCATACTTGCCTTCACCCGCCGTTGCCAAGCCCTTGTCAAAGATGGACTTCGCTGCATCTGCTAATGTTTGTCCTTTCTTTTCACTCACCAGTAGTCCCTCCCGCTGCGCTTCGCCCCCCATGCAGGGGGCGGCACGTGTGCCCATTCACGCTTGCGGAACTCATCAGCACGTTTGAAGAGATCTAGTATCCACCTAATCATGTGGCCTCCTGCGGCACGAACTGAAGCATCGTAAAAGGGAGTGATACGGCAGTCCTTTTGCCTTCGCGGGGGTAAATCAAGACGCGCCCCGGACTTTCCACCATCATTGCATTGACGACGCCTTTCTCGATACCGACGAAATCATCGAACACAAAGATGGTCTGGTCATGAACAATCTTATGGAATAACTCCAAGTCTTCCCGCTGCAACCGGCCATCCAAATACATCAAGTCAATGCCCAAATTCGTTTCGGCCATCTGCTTGAACATCTGCGTAGACGTTGTCTTCGGGAAATACTTGATTACCTCATCAGCGTCTTCAAACAAACTGATGAGATCGTTCGACATATCGCACGTGTATATACGGAAGAACTCGTCGGCCATGTACATGGACATAGTGGATACGCCAATGAACGTACCCACCTCGGCGATGACCTCTGGTTTGAAGAACTTCACCAAACGATACAACTCGGCAGCGTCTCCGATACTTACCGATCCGGTGTTGTAATCTGCGGTGAGACGGTATCTCTGCCGTGACTTAATCATCTCTTCAAGTTTGTCCCACGGAACCTCATCTACCTTCTCATCGACAATGTTCCAGAAGACCTCGCTGAATCTGTCACGACTAATTTGTACAGGTGTCATGCTTGCTTCCTCGCGGCGATCTCACGCTGCAAGTACCACGCAGCCTTCTCCAAGTCCTGAATCGGATCGGAGTCTTTCTTACCTGCTCGGCTCACGTACTTCACGACGTTGCCCAGTCGATAGTTCAAATCCTTCGCCTCGATGAAGTCGATGGTTTCGACACCACCGGCCTTGTAATGCGGGGGGTGATTGACGGGATCAGACGAGGAAATTACTTTTCCACCCTCATCGAGATCAACGATTGTTCCGTCTTTTTGCTGTGCAAAATTAACCGTTTTCTTATATTTCAAACCAAACAGCGCATCCAATCCCGGCTGAAGTTGTTTGAGCAATTGCTTGCGAGTGATACGGCGCTTTCTTTTTGGTTTATCAATACCCAACGCATCGAGCGCGGTCTTTTTCTCCTTCACCGCCTTCACAATCTTTGACGGCTTCTTTTTACCGGCTTTCTTAACTTCGTTACGGACAAAATAAATATAGCTGATCTTCGCCTTAGTCCTCTTGGCGATTTCTTTGGGCTTCAAACCCTCTTCGGTCAACTTGACGATTTGCTTATACATAGACATGACTCAATCTCCTTGCGTAGGTTCTCTACTAATGCGATGCCACCCGCTTTGCGAATGTCATCGAGATGCTTCAACTGAAGCGCAGTCGGCTTATTACCATTTGCCTTACACTCTATACCACAGAATCTTCCCTCCACGCAAACTAAAAAATCGGGCGTGCCAGAAGAAGAGAAACCAGTTCCCATCGGCATGGTGAAGTAGGCTCCCATATCACCTAAGACTTTCTTCACCTTCAATTTGACCTTGCCTTCGGGCGTCATGTGCGTCTACCTCACCTATGTACCAAGTGAAGTAATCGTAGTGCCAATCGCGGTCTGTTACCATCCTGTATACGTCGTACATATAACTTCGATCTTCTTTGGTTGATTTGCTCAAGTCACTCGTCGCATCCAATATCAACCTGAACAATCTCTCTTCGTCTCCTGTCATTGTCAGGACTCCTGTTCGCCTTTAAGTGATACGAAATACTCATAAGGCACGACGAGTGCGTACCGCTCACCAATACGCCACCCGATCTCAGAGCAGACTTCTGGGTAATACTTACCTCGGGCGAGAAGAATAGTGTCCATCGAACTAGTCCACGCATAACCGCCTATGGTTATACCGCCTTCGACGGTGTGCAGCCTGTCCCAATCAAACGCATTGATCATGGCTATGCGTTCCTTGAGCAAGTCAGGCAGCGTCTCGGTTGTGAAGTACCTGAACATTTTGTTACCCATATATAACTTGTATGTCTCACCGTTGTAGATACAGAGAAACCTCATGCGGTCTCCAGATATGTTCAACGGCTCTAGACTGATACGTACAGTTCTGGGGTTAATCTTTCTTGGCCTAGCCTTTGTGTCGCTCACGGCTCACACCTTGGCGATCAGATAGACCGGCTCTTCGTTGTAAAACTTACGGTAGGTAGCACCGACAGGCTCCCATGACAAAGTCGCCGTCCCCTCCTTGAGACTACTCGGGGGCAAGATGTCACCGTCGTAGCCCGCGTGTGTCTTAAACATCAGACAGGCCATCTCAAAGTCACGGCGAATATCTTCAGGCACATCCTCGTAGGTCTTGTACCACTTGGGCGGGTGATCGGGCATCAAGTTAATATCACTGTAGAAACTTGACGTTGACTTGTCCCGACGCACCTCATCAACGAGTGCTTGGGTAGCATGGTGACTGACGACGCCCAGTACCACACCGCCGTTGACTGGTGAGTACAACCATTTGTCGGTGCTGAACATTTCTCGGACACGATCTAGTACGCGATCAAAGTTCTTCTTACTCTCGGAGTACTTCTTGTATGCGTTGTCAAACTTCGCTCGGATCTCAGGCTTCACATACTCCCATGAGGAACCACTAGCCACGATCTCTGCGACGTAGGACTGAAGTTCGCTGTCCATGTCCATGTGTTCAAAGTAAAAGCGATTGCCACCATTGATCTTCTCAGCAGAGAAATCCATCGCGCTACGTACAGAATGTATGGCCTGTTTGTCTGCGCTGTTCAACGAATCAATTAGCCACTCCCTTGCACGATGTGTACTTGTCTTACGCAAGATGTTCACGATGTACCGTGGATTCTTGGTGTCAAGCATCGCTGAATAACTGTCTGTGCTTCCGTCAAACTTGACGGTGCTGATGGGGTCGTGTGGCCTAAACAACCTATAAGTATTACCAGTATAATTGGCAGCCATGACATTGAAGCCATGTGAGTTAGTAAAGTAAATAGTCTCGGGCTTGTACCCTGCCACCCGTAACTTACGCTCGGTCGTTGAGTATGCAGCGATTGCAATCGGCCACAGCGGAGAAGCCATTACACTAGCCTTCTCCTGTGCGTTCATCGCGCCATCCAAAAAGATATCAGAGATATCTACCTTTTCACGTTTAGCCATGACATATCCTCCAGTTGTTGTCCTGACATCGTCAGGAGTTAAGCGGCTTCCTGATTGTCCTGCGGAAAGTCTTTCGCCTCAAGTATCGGTTGAGTCAATGCGGTTTGCAGACGCTCAAGTATTCGCAGCATTCCATCGAGATCTTCACTCACCATGCACACGGTTGTGTACGCATCTGGCTTGTCGTTCTCGTCGTATGTCACCTCTGCAAAAAGGTAAGTAACATCACCCCACGGATCAACGTGGCGTATTACTCTGTTATCCCAAACAAATTCTGCGCTCATCACACTTCCTCCTCGTTAAACCAATAACGGTACTCGTCTTTCAATTCGTCAGCGGTCATCTTCTCAAAACCTCTGAACCCTCTACGCAAAAAGTCTTCCATAACTTCTACGTCTGAGTAGTTCATATTGTCTCTGATTCGATAAAGTGCCTGACCAACCAACTCGTTGATCAAGTCTTGCCTTGACATATCTTTGATACTCATAACACTTACTCCTTCACCATAACTTTGTTACCCGACGGTGGATTAAACCGGCGGCTGTGTGTCACCAACCACAGGGTTGGTGCGTTGATATCCCACTTCACGTTGTCCTCGACATGACCATCGGTAAATACAATTACCGCTTCGGTCTTTACGGCTCGGCTGTTGATGTACTCACTCACACAAGAAACGCGAGTGCCACCTCCGCCCTTGGGTTTGAACAACTGTGCGATAGTGGAGTATTGAGCAGACTCAAACACCTGCTCACCATGCACCTGCGTATCCCACCACAAGACACGCACCTGCTCTGGCGGGAACAACTCACACAGGTTAGCGACACGCGCTGCGACACGATCAATCTGTCTCTGATCAATCGAACCTGATGTGTCGATGGCAATCACGATCTCGCCCAGTGTTTCGGAGTAGGACGATGGCAAGTACAAGTCATCTGCCAAGCGACGGCGATTCGGTCTAGCCCACGTGTACTCATCCACGCCACGCATCGTCGATGACCAGAAGTCAGCAAGCACATCCTCCCACTTGATCTCTGGCTCCATCGCCTCCTTGATAGCACGTGGTACATCTGCACCCATCTTCCCTGCCAAGATGCCACCCTGCTGCAATGCCTCACCGATCTTGCGTTCAAGTTCCCGCTGTTGTGTCGGTGTCAGGTTGTTGCCACCCTTGCCATCCTTGCCCTGCTTACCATGATGATCATGCTTATCCATCGGGTTGCCACGCTTGACTGGCCCCGATCCTTTCTGTGGCTTACCGTTGTTACCACCCTGACGGTTGTCAGGATTGCCTTTGCCATCCTCGGGCGGCTTGGGCTTCTGCTTCTCCTGCTCACGCTCCTTCCACAAGTAGTCGAACACCTGACGCACCGACCAGTCGTGGAACATCGGGTCGTACAAGCAACCATCAGGCAAGCGGCAGAGCGACTTGTCCTTCAAGTTAAAGATGACATCGTTCACCACAAAGTCCATCGCCATGTTCGCCAACGTGTGATCACGGTCGTCCAAGTCCTTGTGGCGTGCAATGTGCTTGAGTAGTTTGTGCAAGTTCTCATGGAGTGCCACCGCTGCGAGTTCTTCCACACTCAACTCATCGACAAAGGTTCGCCCGTAATATGTATTGATGCCATCGGTACAGGCTGTGGGAACCTCGTCATCACCATCGACGATCTGTGTCTCACCTAGCAAGATAATGCCTGAATACAGGCAGGTCTCTGGATGGCGCATCAATCGAATGTGCGCCTTCTTCAACTTCATCTCTGCTTCCATCTGTTTGACTGCTACGTTCATAACACTATCTCCTCATGACTGATTTTGACTGGTAGACCGATCTCTTTGATCCGCTTGAGATGCCCCACATCGAATGTCATGCGTCCCATCAGGTCAGCAAACTTCTGTGCGGTATCGTTCACCGGATAGAATCTGATCTGTCCGTACTGTGTTTTCTGCAATACAACTAATTCCATATCACACCATCAACTCGTAGTTACCACGCACCCATGTCTTGATCTGCTCGTTCAAGATGGCGATCTTCGCTGTGCGCTTGTTCTGCATGACCATCGTAAAGAACACCGACTGCACCTCGCTGCTCGGGATGCGATTGACGAACTTCATAAACGCTGCCAACTGATCTTGCGTCTCGATGGTATCGACTGCGTTGAACATCATCATGAACAAGGCTGCGGGTTTCTCGGGCATCCTGACGCTGTCAGGATCACCAATAACATCCTTGATCGACACCAACTCATTTGCCAGAGATAAAAACGCTGCCATCTTCTCCGCCGCTGCTGCACCGATAGTCCCTGCAAGGCTAGCCTGTGTAAGATTCGCGCCCAGTTTCGCTCGGTTGCGTATCACCGCTTGATCCGCTTTAGCAAGACTGCGCGGCGTGACGAATGACAACACCTTGCGAGATGGATTGAAGATGTACGGATTCTCCTCCTGTCCACCATCCAAGTAACTCGCCAACATATTCGGGAACATAGCGACACAGGCACGAACCTCTGCGGAGATGCCATTCTCGCTTGCCCATGACAACCACTCGTTCGCCGTTGGCTTACGCAAGTTATAGATACAGACACGATTGCCTGCGTGTGCCAACATGGTATCGCCGACACCGTCCGATGCGTTGTTACTTGTTGCAAAGACAATGGAACCCTCGGGGAGCTTCTTGTCACCGACGTACCGTTCAAGCATCAGGCGAGTCCACATCGTCTGAAGTAACTTGGGCGTCTTCATAAACTCATCGAGCATGATGATCTTCGGCTTCGGGCTGTCCAACTTGAACAAGTCCGACACCACTTGAGTAAGTCTTGTCCTGTCATTGTCAGGAACACTCATCGCTGTGTCGCCGATGTCCTTCACCGGACAGTCCACATAGATGTCGTCGTACCCATCGCCCACGTCCTGTTTGACCATCTGTAGTAATGTGCTTTTGGCACAGCCAGGCTCACCCTTGATGACCGGCGTTAGTGTCGTGCCGATAATCGGGATCGCGGCTCGTGCTTCGTTGATGCTGATCGGATTGTTGTGTTCGATAGTGCTAATAGCCATGACATAGTCCTCCGTTGATTAAATTACATTCCAAACTTTGACAGGATGTCGTCCACACCCTCTTTCACCACGATGCGCTTGGTGTCGCTGTTGCGTAACTGCTCCACCGTCACACCGTCTAATACCTTGAGCAATGATCTGCTTGCCTCCTCCAACTTGGTGTCGTTGGTCAGGTTGAACTCGGCAAACGTGTTGCATAACTCCATCGCATCAGTCAGCGTTGACTCGTATAACTTGCGTCGCTTGACCTTGATCTCGCCGTTCTCCTCGACGGTCTCGCTGTCACAACAATAGGACAACGATTGCAAGACCTTGAGCAACTGCTCCTGCTGTTTGCCGTGTATCTCGCTGATGATGTCGCGTGTCTGCTGCTCGAAATTCTTCTGCAAGTCGTCAGCCAAGTGCGTTGCAATCTCTACGCGATAGTCACCCTCTGGCACGTTCATTGTCTGCACGATAACTTTGAACTTGCTCCTGACCGTGTCAGGATCGGGGTAGTCATCACGGTTGAACATATCGCCTTGGGCAAACGCCTCGTTGCTGATCGCTTGCGGCATGACATGGATAAACTTCTCCAGTAACTCTGCGGATGACGCCTTGCGCTGCTCGATCTCGGCCATCACTTGTGCGATACGAGCCACGGGCAGATAGCCCCACTCCCCGTCCCACGGGTAAGTCACCTTCTGGACAAAGTTGTACCAAGTCTGCCGGTCGTTAAGTAACGCACGTAACTCGGGTACGTCAGCAAATAGTTGCTTGGTGTATCTCCCTGCGTTGCGTGCTGCTTTCTTGGCTGATGTCACCTCGTCGCTGATCTGTCGATCCTGCTTCGTAAAGGTATGCACCGTGACCTTGGCGCGGAGCAAGATGCCGCCCGTTGCCAACGAGATGATGTGTTCGGGTTTCTTCAAGATTTCCATGACATTCTCCTAATGGTTGTCCTGACAAAGTCAGGATGTTGTAGGCCAAGCCTTAAATAAAATTAATCACTATACCTATATTATAAGTAAACTGAACTCTTGTGTCAAGTCACAAGACGAAATAAATGAACAAGACTGCACCGACTAGCGCGGCACAGAACCCCATGACAAACCCTGTTCTATACACAATCCGACCGAACTTGACGGCGGCTTGGTCTAACTCGGGTTTGATTTTTGTCAGGAACTCCTCCTCCACCTCGCGCCTGATCTGGTCGCGCAAGGCTTCCATACGCATCTGCTGTAACTCCTCCTCGTCACGGCGTTGGTCGTCCCACCAGCGGGCTTGATCCTCCATGTCCCAGTCAACTGGACGTTGTTCTAGTGATATATCAGACCGGCTCATTTTGTGATCCTCCTGCAAATTTGTCTGTCATAACTCAGCCCCATCGTGTTCAACCACCTCACCATCCCGCTCGGCTAGGCATACCGTTACATCCCAAGAGCGTTTGGCCTTGAGCAGTTGAGCAGCCTTCTGTTGAGCCACGTATGAAGTCTCGGCGTAAACCTCAATCCGCTTGCCTTTGTAAAAGCAGATATAACCGTTCATCGCACTAACCCCCCTTTGTTATTGATACCCATCAGGTCGCGGCGATCCGTGATCACCATGTAGTTGCTCTTGTGCATCGGGACGATGGTGTGCTTGCGCTTGCGGGCTTGTGTTTCCCCGCATGGTAGGCACGTTGTATATCCCGCCTCGACCCTGCGCGGCTCGACTGGCGTGTACATCCCATGCTGTACGCATGACCTGCAAAAGACCTCCATCTTCGCCTCCTCCTGACGTTGTCAGGACAATGTTTAGTTGGTGGTGGGTTTGGTTTGGAGTCGGCATAGCGGCTACGAAACCCACTCGTAAACCTCGCTGCCATGCCGTGTCATCTGAATCCTGACGTTGTCAGGACGCGAACTGCTTTCACCTCGTTTGTGCGAATCTCGACTATACGGATATTATAAGATAAGTGAACTTTTACGTCAAGCGACGAAGAGAAATATTTGGCTTGGGGAAGCATGGGTAATTTATTGTCCTGACGATGTCAGGAAGTCTGTTCCGTGTTCCGTCGTGTTCCATTTTCATGCGGTTGTAAAAAGGAACAGAAAGGGAATCTGTATTGTATAAGTGAGGGTAAGGGCAGATCGCGTAAGTTATTGTTTTTTAAGAATATGTAAGTAAGAAGAAGAAGAAGAACTTATATAATAAAATAAGAAAATAAGGATTTGTTCGCTTGTTCCGTGATTTTGAGAGAGAGGACACGGCTAGAAAAAATTTTTGATTTTGGGAATTTCACTTGCGAGAAGGCTTCCTCGTGCCTCAAAGTCCGTCCACTCTGCCAGAACAACGGAACAACGGAACAAAACAGGATTTTTCTTTTAAGATCAAGGGCTTGCGTGTTCCGTTGTTTGGACGCAACGGAACAAAGAGGGAAATTGCTTTTTGTAAGCACCAAGGCTAACTCGTTGATTCTCTTGGAACTGGTCTCGCCAAACTTAACTTTGCTCACCTTTTTTGTTCCGTCGGGCTTTTCCTGACAATGTCAGGAGGCTAGGCGTGTGGCTAGGCTAAAGGCTACGGCTTGGGCTAGGGCTAGATGCAGAAGAACTGGTCTCATCCTATAGAACTGGTATCGCAGAACT